TTTTCAAAATCATATTCTCCTGTTGAACTTATTGGACTTGCAAAATCAATATTAGATAAATCATCAATATTTTGTGTAATAGAATCCCATAACAAAGTTCCATCTAATAAAAGACCATCAAAATCCGCATCATAAAAACATCTTTTTTTATTACCTTGAAAAGGTGGACTGTCTGTGTCTTCTCTTTCTTGCAAAATAACAACACTTGGTTGTGCTGCTGGTTCAGTAAGAATTACTTGTGCGGCATTTTCAGAAAATCTTCCTCCATCATCTTGAAATTTTATTAAATATTTTCCAGAAGTCATTGCTGGAACAATTACCTCAGTTACATTTCCAGCCTGTGCTTGAACAATTCCAGTAGCTTTTTCAAAAGTATCTGTTACTGCTGAATTTGGTGTATGCCTGACAACAACTGTGCCACCATGTATAACATCTACATCTGTGGATTGATCAAATCTAAGCCTAACAAATTGGTCGTTAATAGGTTCAATTGTTAAATTTTGCGGATCTGCTGGAAGGGCTGTTTTTCCGACAGTTGTAAATGTTGCTTTTGATGGACTTGTGCTTGGTTTTCCTAACGCATTATATGTAAAAACTCTTATTTCATATGTTCCAGCTTTGGTATCTGTTATTGCGAAGTCAGTATTTAAAGTTTTTAAACTTGTAAAATTTTCGTTGTTAAATCTATATTGCAGCATATATTCTTTTGCACCCTGTACAGCTTGCCATGTAATGAATAATTTTGATACAGCTTTTTGATTTATAACTACAATCTGTTCTACAGCAGATAAAGAATTTGGTGAAGGTTTTATTGCTGTTAAAGTTGATATAACCTTACCTTGTAAAGGCACTCCATCTTCAACATTTGCATATTTAGAAGGATTATGTGCAACAGCAGTAATTTGATAAGTTAATCTTTCAGTTTCAGTAACACCAATAACTCTAAAAGTTTGAAGTTGAATAGAGGCATCCTCAATAACCCAAACACTATTTTTTTGAGGTATTGAAGAAAAAGCACTTGTTACTGTGATTTCTCTGTTTGATATAGATGAGATAGTTCTACTTTCTAAAGTTCCGTCGGGTAAAATAACACTTAATACTGCATTATTATCTGCTATTAAATCGGTGTTATGTTCATCATCAACTGTGATAGCTGTAGTTGATGCTGCACTTTGTATTCTCCCGCCTCTCCTAACACCAGCCCTCATAGGATCTTGTACATTAATTACTGCACCACATCTGACAAGCGTTCCAGCTTCTAAAGTTGTGGTGAATGAAATTAACTCAGCCTCATTTGACTGTGTGTACAAAAACCACTTCCCAAGCCTGGAAGCTTGCCCTCTTGAAGTTGTAGCAAATCCTCTAAGATTTTTAGTGACAATACCATATTTTGCCTGTAATGCTGTGTCTTCTACTGTTTCATAATCTATGTCCTTAGTATCATTATCAAAATAAGCAACATTAACAAGAGTGGTTTTTGTAGTCTTAGCTGAATTGCTATATGAAAAACCAGCTTCAGTAACATTAGATAAATTAAATAAATAGCTTGGATCTGTTGGTCTATCTTGTGTTATTGAAATTGTGCCGGCAGAATAAAATGGCATAACACGCATTACAGAACAAAGATCATTTATTAGGTCATAAGCTTGTTTTTGGTTTTGTATCACAACATTACAAGAAAATCGTGGTTCTGTTCCATCTATTCCATTATCAACTTGCTCTGAACAATAAACAGAAGCGGAATAAAAACTAAAAACATCTAATTGAGTAGTATCTATTTGATCCCCAAAACCTTTAGAAGTAGTTAATAAATCATATAAAATCCAGGCTGGATCATTAGTCCATTCTTTATCTGTTTTAAAAGTTCCATTAAATGTTCCTGAGTACGAAATTGACCCATCAGATTGAACCGTGCCATTATGAGGAATTTTTATTTTTGTTCCTCTAATTTTATACATTCGTCTTGGAACAGATGGAAAAGTTTGAGCATCTATTCTCAGTGCAATGTAGGCAGAATTAAGATAAGCTTTTTGTTCATTAATAATTTCTGTAAAAGATGACCAAGTAGAACTGTTTTGTAGTGTGGTTTCAGTACTGTCATCAGTTGTTCTATTAACTCTGATTGTTACTGGAAAAGAAGTATTAGACGGAAAATTTATTTTGTAGTCTCTAAAATACATATTCGATGCTTTTCCTTTGACTACATCTGTTATTACTGTTGTTGTTGTTCCATCATTCTCAATAGTTTGAATATTAATTGCCACCTCTGCACCTTCAATATCACCATCATCTGTAAATGTTTGAAGCTGTGGAAAGCCTAAAGTAACACGCACAGCATCAATTTCAGTATTAGTAATTGTTCTATTAACAGGAGAATTTTTTGTTACTGCTGTATTAACAGCCGTTTCAGATTCGCTTGCGACTATTCCTTGGATTGGTTCTTGACTTGAAGTACCGAACCTTGGTGTGAAAGTTATATTCGGAAAATTAAAATCTGTATCTATTGGGTTTGAATTATCAGCAGTTGTTTGCAATATTTGAGTGCCATTTAAAAATACATCTTTCAAAGCAGCATTATTATAAGCAGTAGTTCCTTTTGTTAAACCAGCAGCAGAAGGAAATCCTTCAATCTCTCCTTCGCCTAACAAATCAAGTAAAGTTAAAAATTGTTTTGAAGCTAATACGTCTGAAGGTAAAGTTGGATCAGTTAGTTCTAAAACCTCGGCAAATTGTCCTATTCCAAACATAATTAAACTGTACCCTCCACTTGAACTGTATCAACGCCAGAACTTATTACAATAGAACCAGTAAAAACTTCTCCATATATTATTGGGACGCTAACACCACTAACACTGACGTTCTGGATGCCAGAAAATGAATAAGAACCTACCATTTGTGCATCATTGTCTCCTACCATAGATGCACCTTCAAAAGTTGGCGGTGTTGGAGCAATTAAAGATGTTATCCCCTGGATCGCTAAAGAATTAACAGTGGCAGTAGTAATAGCTCCTAGTATTCCAGTTGTTCCGTATTCAGCAGCAATCGCACCTCCTACAGCAAGGGCAGCACTTCCTACAGCTTGAGCACCTGCTATTGCAGCACCAGCAACAGCACCTACAGCACTGGCAGCAGTAGAGACAACCGCAGCACCAGCACTAAAAAGACCGACAACGGCTGGAATTGAACCAGTGGCTATAGGGATGATCTGAATATCTCCTTGACCTTTCATAAATAAATAATCAAGAGAAATGTCTAAATTGTTCATCTTTATTTTGTATGATTGATTATTCATGTGATTCTCTACTTCTGGAAAATTACATAATAAAAATCTTATAGCTTCTCCAGGACTTGAAACAGCCGCTTCAAAATACGAAAAACCAAGAAATTTTCTTAATCTTCCATAGACTCTAATAGTTTTAAGTTCCATATCTATAAACTCCTCGTAATGCTTTTTGGTAGTTTAAATCAAAAGGTTCTCTACAACTTAATCTTTTTATATTATGATTCAAAATCATGTTATCACCAATGTAAACAGCTACATGATCTAAGTTTTTTGTTATTGATTCAAAAAGCAAAACATCACCCACTTGTATATCATCATAATTTTTTTGTTTTAAAAAATTCAATTTAGGCAAAGCATATTCAAATTCTGGGTTTGCTAAAAAGTCTTTTATCTTTTTTGGTCGATTCCAATATGGAATATCTATATTTTTAGTTTCTTTATACCAATCTGTGACTACACTCCAACAATCGTGAACACCCCAAACAAAAGTTCTGCCTAGTAATGAAGGATATTTCCAACCACTTGGTTTAAAAGAAAACCATTCTTTGAGTACAGGACTATAAATGTACCAAGGTAATCCTAGATGCTCACAACTTGCCTTATCATTATCTGAAGGTCTTACTGGACCTGTTGGATGAGAATGAAATATACCAATTATTTCACCAGTATCTTCACAGTCAGCCCAGTCATCAGGGTCTATAATAAAATATTCAAAACCACTTTCTGCAATATTTTTACATGGCCAATAAGTTTCTTTTCCTTTTATTATTGCCAACAATCCACAGCACTCTTTAGGCATACATTCTTCAGCGTGTTTTACAGCTTCAGCTTTCCAGGTCATTGATTTATAAATGTGCCTACAGAAGGAAAATCTTTTCTTGTTACTTGACGTTTTGGTGCTCTTACTTCTTGAAGGTCAAGAGCAGAAACTAATTCAAATTGAACAATATCTCTTGTTTCTACAGTTTTCCTATTTATAAAATAAATCTCTTGAGGTAACTCTGCTGTGCTATCAGGTGTTCCGAAAGGATTTGTATTTGAAGGAAAGTTTGCAGCATCTAGAAACTGACTGAGAGTGCGTATGCGTACAAATTTCGCTCCCTGCAAATCATTGAATGGGGTTGTGGCATTTACTGTTGCCATCAATGCTGTAATGGTTCCTAAAATATTTGATACTGTTACTGTTGGTCTAGGTAAAGTTCCACCTCCACTATATTCAAAACCAGTAGCCTCCAATGGAAATTTGTCATAAGTATTTCCTTGCCAAATTATTGAAGCATTACTATTCATGCCAACACCAGAATGAAACCTTGTGACATCAGTTGAACCATGTAATGCAGAAACTAAAGTCAATGTATATAGTTCAATAATTGATTTATTAGAAAGTGATTGTAATTCTGCTGTAGGTATAGCCATCAGGGTTCAAATACCTCCCTAAATGTACAATTTAAAGTTGCTCTATTGTTATATGGTATTGTTTTTGTCCATCTTTGACAAACATATTTACCAGCACCTGATAAAGTTACTGAAACATTTCCGCTATTTGTTGCACTATTAGACGCAGTTACTGTAAAGGTATTTTGGTCTACGGCAGTTACTATTGTAAAAGTTCCATCAACGGCTGATCCGCTAGTGTAATCAATAGTAACTATATCACCTATGGCTAATCCGTGATTCGCAATAGTAATTGTCGATGTGGTTGCTGATTGTGAATATGTACCTGTTTTTGTACCTCCTTCTGCTGGTGGAGTAAAGTCAAAACTTGCCTGGTCGTTTACACGACTTCTTAAAAATGCTTCTATAACATCCGCTTCAGTTTCAGATACTTCAAAAGTTAAATTATAAACTTTAGGGTCTTGAGTTAAAGGCAGACCAAACAAAGCTCTAAACTCATATCCGTCACCAAGAGCAGTTGTTCTTATGTTAGGTGAACTTGTTTTTCTCACCCCGTAAGTGGGCTGAATAGAAGGAAAAGTTGCCATTTATCTAGTTAATAAACCTCCAGGTCTTTTTTGTTTAACTAATTCAGATTGTATAGCACTAGCAAGAGCAGAGCCAAAAGCTCTTGCTTGTTCTGCGTTGCCTTCTACATTAGATCCAGAAGCATCTACGTTTACAACTATATTTGTTGAACCGCCAAGAGCATGGTTTGGTGTAACAAATCCACCTTTAGCTGGTGTAAACAATTCTGGACCTTTTTCTCCTACAAGTGAAGGTCTGCCACCTGGAATAAGGCCACCATTTGCTGCTGTGTAAATTGGTGTAGGAAGAACAGGTGTAGGAACGTCAACTGGTCCTTTTCCTCCTCCAAAAATTGAACCTATACCACCGAGTATCGAACCAAATAACCCACCACTCCCTAACGTACCCTGTGGATTACCAAAAAATGTCATGTTAAAAGCAGCATCTCTTAATTTATTTACTACATTTAAAAGAACATCATTTAAAGTCGAAGTTCCTGCGATCATTCCTTTTATTCCATCTGCTATGTCTGTAGCTATTGATTGAGACATTCTTTCAAATGCTACTGCTGTCTCTTCCGCTAACTTCTTCTCTTCGGTTAGCATCTGTATTTTTCGTAACTTTCTTCTTAATTCATCTTCATCTTTTATTGCTCCTTCTTCTTTCATATCAGCAATTTGTTTTTCTATTTCAAATTCTTCAGAGGTCATAGTGAAACTAAGCTCCAGCATTTCTATTTCTTTATCTAAATTCTTAACCCTGGATTTTTGTATATTTTCTATCATTTTATCAGCTTCTTTCTGTGCGTTTTTAGTATTTATAAGAGTTTGGTTTTTAACAATTAAATCATTTACAATTTCTCTAGCTTTTTGTACGTCTTGGTCATTTATTTGACCAAATAAACCCGATCCTTTTGTTTGATTTGTAAGGTTTAAAATAAGTTCTTCTCTATCTTTAGGACTTAAACCTCCAAATCGCTCAGTTAATTTTCTTGTTTTTAAGAGTTTTTGTATTTCTCTTCCTTGTGCTGAGTCATCAAATTGTCCTGTTTTTTCTGCCTGTGCCTTTAACGCATTTCTTTCTACCTTAGTGCCTAAAAATTTTAATATTCCAGAATCTTCTATAAATTCAGCAAACTTACTCTTCATAAGAGTCATTATTCTTGCAAATTGGTTCCCTAACTCTTGAAAATCTTTTCCAAAATTAGTTACAGCTTCTACTCCATCATTGCCAATTAAGTCAATCATTTTATTTCTTGCTGCTGCAAACGCTTCTTCTTCAAGACCTAATTTTTGTAAAACTTGAATGTTTTCTTCAAATTGTGTACCAGCAACCCCTAAAGCCTGAACTACTGCTTGAACATCTTTTGTTCTTTCATTTAATGCTTGTCCTAGTTTAGATACTTCAACTGAAAAATTTTGAATTGCAGTTACAGCAGAAGTAGCAGCTAGACCTCCTGCAAAACCTCCCATCTGCCCTCCAACT